GTTGCTCTGCCGCACGCAGCATGGCACCAATGGCCGCCAGCTTCAGCTGTGGCTGACGGAGGAGAGCAGCGAGGGGCTGCGCCTCTTTGACCGGCGCACCGGGCCGAGGCGGACAAGCCTCGCCGCCGGCCTGGACGGGCTGCTGGCGCGGCTCAGCTCCCCGGAGCCGAGGCGGAAATACTTCCCCCTGGGCTTCAGCGCCCTGGACGGGCGGGTGCGGGTGAGCCCCGGCAAGTTCGTCATCCTGGGGGGCTACCCCAGCAGCGGCAAGACGGCCCTCGCCCTCACCATGGCCCTCTCCATCTCCCGCGCCGCGAAGGTGGGCTTCTTCAGCCTGGAGACGGACGAGGAGGATGTCTTTCAGCGCATGGCCTCCTTCGCAGCCGGGGTGAGCTACGCCCACGTGCAGGACGGGACCCCCACCGAGGAGGAGGGGCACACGCTGAAGCAGGTGCTGCCGATGCTGAAAAGCGAGAGCTTCACCGTGGAGAGGGCCAGCCGGATGAACGTGGCCACCCTGCAAACGGCGGCCCTGAGTCAGCGCTATGACGTCATCTTCATCGACTACATCCAGCTGCTGGAGGCGGACATCCCGGCGAAGTCCAGCCGATATGAGCAGACCACCCGGGTGAGCATGGAGCTGCACCGTTTCGCCCAGGACCGGGGCGTAGCGGTGATTGCCCTCAGTCAGCTCAGCCGCCCGGACAAGGCCCAGAAGAAGCCCCGGCGGCCCCAGATGAGCGACCTGCGGGAGAGCGGACAGCTTGAGCAGGACGCGGATGTGGTGATGATCCTGGCAAAGGACGCGGAGCAGCCGGACACGGAAGACCGGCTTCTCTACATCGACAAGAACAAGCAGGGGAAGCTGGGCATGGTACGGCTATCCTTTGACGGGGAGACCCAGCGCTTCGCCCAGCGCATCCGGCAGGAGGAGCCCCGGAAGGGCTGGAGCCTGCCGAAACCGCCGAAGAAGGCCCAGATCAGCTTTGAAGATGCGGCGGCGCTGCCGGTTCCGGAGGAATTTTCGAGAGGTGAAGCATGATTCAGCTTGGAGATACGTTGAGCCTGAAGCCCAGCGTCGAGGGCGGAGAGAACATCGGGCCCCGACCGGGGCGGGTGGTCTACATACACCCGGAGGGGCGGTACTATGTGGCGGAATTTGAGTTTGCCCGGGGAGATCGCCGGGCCCGGTTCCGGGAGGCCTACTTTATGCAGCGCTCCCGGACCCGGGAGCCGGAGCTCCGGGACAGGAACATGAGCCGGGTTTATTCCAACCTGGACGGGAGAAAAATCCGGGACCGGAAGAGAAAGAAGAACTGAGGGACGGGAGTTCCCTCATCAGTCGCCCCCGGCGACAGCTTCCCCCAGGGGAAGCCAAAGAGGATTTTTTAATCTGAAAGGAAAATTAAAAATGGAGGTTTACAGCATCGTCAATCTCAAGGGCGGCGTGGGGAAGACCGTCACCGCCTGCAACCTGGCCGCCATCCTGGGGGCCTACCACGACAAGGAGGTGCTGCTCATCGACGCGGACGCCCAGGCAAACGCCACCGCCTTTTTCGGCTGCGGGGACGCGGGCAGCACCCTGGGGGACGTTCTCGCGGGGCGCTGCGACTTCTGGCCGGAGTTCATCCTCCAGACGGAGACGCCGGGGGTGAGCATCCTCCCGGCGGACATCGGGCTGCTGGAGCAGGACATCGCCTCTGTGCGCGGCGGCGGCGGGGCCGCCATCAAGGCCCTGGGGGATCTCCTGGAGGTGCTGGCGGAGGACAACGCCTTTGACATCGTGCTCTTTGACTGCCCGCCCGCCTTTTCCGCCGCCAGCGTCGCCGCCATCGCCTGCTCCGGCGCCGTCATCATCCCCACCAAGGTGGACGCCTGGAGTTTAAGCGGGGCGGACGAGATCACCCGGCAGGTGGAGGGGGTGCGGCGGCAGCTCAAGCCCGACCTGCGCCTCGCGGGGCTGCTCATCACCATGTATCACAATGCCGAGGTGCAGAAGCAGGGGGTGGAGCTGTTAAGGAACCGGAAGCTCCCGGTCTACGACACCCTCATCCGGCGCACGGACAAGGTGGACGAGGCCACCTTCGCCCGGCAGCCCCTGTTCCAATGGTCGAAAACCAGCGCCGCCGGGCGGGACTACCTCGCCTGGGCGGAGGAATTTATCGGGAAGGAGGGCCTCACGCATGAGTAAAAAATTCGACCTCGCCGGGCTGATGGCCGGGCAGGCGGCCCGGGAAAATGTGTCCGATTCGGACATCCGGCGGCTCCCGGTGGCGGAGCTGCACGAGAACGGCCTCAACTTTTACTCCGTGGAGGATGTGCGGGAGCTGTGCGACAGCATCGCCGTCTCCGGCGTGCTCCAGCCCGTGCTGGTGCGGCCCAGGGCAGAGGGGGGATATCTCCTCATCGCCGGGCACCGGCGGGTGAAGGCGGTGCGCCTCCTCCGGGAAGCCTGGAAGGGGGAGGGGGAGAACCCCTGGGACACCGTCCCCGCCCTGGTGCGCCCCGCGCCCACGAACCGGGCGGAGGAGCTGCTGGAGGAGCTGGCCCTCATCACCACCAACGCCGCCGCCCGGAAGCTCTCGGATGCGGAGCTCTCGAAACAGGCAGAGAAGATGACCGACATTCTCTATGGCCTCAAATCCGAGGGGTACGAGTTCCCCGGGCGGATGCGGAAGGTCGTGGCGGAGGCCGTGGGCGTCAGCGAGACGAAAATTGCCCGGCTGAAGAAGATCCGGGAGGGCCTCAGCGTCGGCTGGCGGGAACGGTGGGCGGCGGGGAACGTCCCGGAATACACCGCCGAGGCCCTGGCAAAGCTGGAGCCCGATGTGCAGCAGGCGCTGCTTTTTAAGAAAAAGCTGGATCCCTACGCCGTGGGGGAGCTGGGACGCTATTACAACAAATGTCATCGGAGCCGGAAGTGCGCACTCGAAGAGGGGCGGAACTGCGACTGGGGGGAGCACTTCTGGGCCGTGGGGAGCCGGATTGAGCGGAGCTATCAGCACTGCGGGGAATACAGCAGCGAGATGTGCTGTGCGCACTGCCAGAAGGCGGAGAAATGCGGCCAGTGCTGCCCCAGGGCGCTGGAAAGGGTGAAGCACCGGGCGGCAGAAGCGGCGGCGCAGCGCAAGGCGCGGGAGGAAAAGGAACGGCGGGAGGCCGAGGCGCAGCAGAAGAAGGCGGATATCCTCTGGCGGCGGTTCAGGGAGCTCCGGGAAAAGGCCGGGGTGAGCCTGGAGGAGGTAAAGCGGGCGCTTCGGGCGGTGGATGCGTATTTTACCCGGGACTTGGCTCCGTATGAGGACCGGGATATGGAAAAGCTGGGCTCATATTTTGCCGACATGGACCCGGAGCAGATTTTGAGCTTCAAGGGATGCTGGGCGGCGGCGAGGCTCTTCGGCGTCCCGGTGGAGGCGCTGACGGAGGTGAAGTGGAAGCCGGAGGAAGGCGAGGCCGCTGCGGCGCTTGACCGGTCGGACACAGGGGACAGTCCCTCTGTTGACGCGACCGGGTCGGACACAGGGGACAGTCCCTCTGTCCCTGGCGAGACAGAAGGGACAGTCCCCGTGTCCTCGGCTCCCGTGTCCTCGGAGCTGTGGTGGAGGCCCTTCCCGAAGATGAAGCCGGAGGAGGGGCAGCGGGCCTTTGTGCTGCAAGGCCAGGGCTCTTTTGAGCGGCTCTGCGTGGAGGCGAAGCTCGCCCGATGGGAGGGCGGCGCCTGGCTCTGGGTCAGCGAGCTCATCCCGGACGTGGAGGCAGAGCGCGTGGAATGGTGGCTCCCGGAGCCCCGATTCCCGGAGGCGGAGGAGGAAGAGGATGATTGTGCCGTGTAATCTTTGTGACCATGCACCCGCCTTTTGCGACACCGAGGCGGACCGCTGCATCGTCGCTCTCGAGAAAGTTGTAGACTTGGAGCGTATGAAGTCCGACTCCAACGCAGCGGCGCGTCATGTCTTGGACTTTATTATGGAGGGCGTAAATGGCGAAGGCGAAGAAGACGGCGGAGTCTGACATCGCCGCCGTGTGCGCCGCCGCCCGCGCCTGCGGCATGAGCTACGGCAAATATGTCTTTCTCACCGGCGGCGCGGTGCAGCCCCCGGAGGCGCTGCTCCTCCGGGCAAATCCCGGGGCAAAACGCTGCCCCCGCTGCAACCGCCTCTATGTCCCCGGCGGGCGGCATCAGATCTACTGCTCACCCTACTGCCGAAAGGCGGCCTACGACGAGCGAAACCGGAAAGGAACGCAGCCATGAGGAGCGCCATGGAAGTCACCAGGCTCCCGGCGGGGAAGAACGCCGGGCGGCGGGTCACCTCCGGACCCAGGCGACTGTGCCGTCGCTGCGGGAGGAGCTTTTTCCCAAAATCCAACAGTCAGAGATTCTGCTGCACCGGCTGCCGCGATGCGGCATACCGGGCCGCGAAAGGAGTAACCCCATGACAAGGTACATCGAAGTCACCCGCGCCGGTGAGGCCGAGGAGGGCCGGAAGGTGCTGGTGAATGTCACCAAAATCCTCAACGTCACCGAGGTCGCCGGGGAGGGCTGCCGCATCTACCTCCACGGCTACAGCTTCGGCGTCCGGGAGAGCTACGGCGAAGTCCGGGACCGCCTGCTGGCGGCGGAGAGGTTTTAGGGCGGGCGGAAGCCCTGGGCAGCAAGCGAAAGGCGGGGCAATCGCCCCAGCGACATGGCAAAATCGAAACGCATGATCACCCTCCGGGCCGGACGGCTCTTCTTCGGCGCCGCCTATACCCAGGCCCGGGCCTCCGACCCGCCCCAGGTGCGGGCCGCGAAGTCCAAAATCACCACCGCCGCCCGGCGAAAGGTCAACCTCCGCCACGCCTGGCAGAAGCTCATGCTCCTGCTGGGCGCGAACTTCGACACCAGCGACCTCGTCGTCTCCCTCACCTACGACGACGACCACCTGCCCAACTCCCGGAAGGAGGCCAACGCCCAGCTCGCCAAGTACCTGGTGCTGCTGCGCAGGGCCTTCCGCCGGGAGGGGCGGGAGCTCCGGTACGTCTACTGCACCGAGCACAAACACGGCGACGGGCGATGGCACCATCACCTGGTCATCCCGGCGGCCAGCTATGAAACCGTGCGCAGCCTCTGGGCCTTCGGCTCCGACATCGACATCGACACCATTGACCTCTGGGGCTATGAGGAGCTGGCCAAGTACCTCACCAAGGAGGCCCGGGAGGAGGGCGCCCCCGTCGGGGCCCGGAGCTGGAGCTCCAGCCGCAACCTGGAACGGCCCGTGCGGGAGAGTCAGCTCGTGGAGGACTATGTCACCCTCGCCCCGCCGCCCGGCGCCTCCGTGCTGGGCCGGGACAGCAAGGTCAACGAGTGGGGCTCCTTCGAGTACCTCTCCTGCCTGCTCCCGGCGGAGACGGTGAAGGCAAGGAGAGTCCGGCCGCCCAGGCGGGGGTAGGCGCGGGGGAGTCCGCTGCGGCGGGACGGGAGTCCGGCTCTCGGTCTTTTCAAATCAATAAGGTCTTATATTTTTTAGGCTTGGAACCGGGTATAACTTACGGAGTGGGGGTGAAAACCGGCTTGATTTCCGACGCGAAAGGGCGTATACTTGAGGTGCATGAGGGGTGGGTGCTCTGCCCCGATTGCCGCCGGGGGCGGCTGCTGCCGCTGCACCCGGATACGGCGGGGCGCATGATCCCCGCCTACTGCAAGCGATGTCGTCGGCAGCATTTTTTGAACATTGACGCCTGTGCCCGTGCCTGTGAGCCTGTGCCCGTGCGGATGGATTGAGCTTTTGCTCTCCGTCTGCGCGGGCTTTTTGCGTCTTTCGGCGGGTGCGGGGCGTCCGCTGCGGCGGGGACGAAAGGAGGGGTGGACGGTGGCGTCCAGGGCGCTGCGGCCCTGCCGGAAGGTGGGGTGCGCGGGACTCACGCGGGACCCTTCCGGGTATTGCGAGAAGCACCGGGGGCTTGCGGCTGAGTCCAGAAAGCGCAAAGGGTCCGAGGCGTGGCACTGGATGTACCGTACCCGGCTGTGGCGGGAGGTCCTTCGACCGGGGCAGCTCCTGCGGGAGCCCTTCTGCCGTGAGTGCGCGGCGCGTGGGTTCCGGGTGCGGGCGACGGTCGTTGACCACGTGACCCCCCATCGTGGGCGGTGGGAGGTTTTCAGCGACGCGGGGAATCTGCAGAGCCTGTGCAAGTCCTGCCACGATGCCAAGACGATGCGGGAGCTCAATGCGTCGATGCGTGGGGGTTAGTGTCCGATTCGGACACCCGTGGGGGCGTTGAGGCTTCGTGGCGCGGCGCGTGGGTGCGTCGCGGGTCCCGGGCGCGGGAGATTCCCACCCCTTGACCCCCTCCCCCCTCGGAAAGTTTTGAACCCTCGCCTAAATCACCGCGTTGGTCCTCTTCCGCGAGAAAAAATCGGGGTTTTGGGAGGGGGGTATGCGGCGGCGGGCGGAGAAGACGGAGGATTCTGTGGCAACAATGGAGCTGAAAATCGAATATTTGCCGGTGGGGGCGCTGAAGCCCTACGAGCGTAACACCAGGAAGCACACAAAAGCGGACCTCGCAAAAATCGAGGAGAGCATCCGGCGCTTCGGCTTTGATGACCCCATCGGGGTGTGGGGGCCGGAGCTCACCATCGTGGAGGGCCACGGACGCCTCCAGGCCGCCCAGGCCCTGGGCATGGAGACCGTGCCCTGCATCCGCCTGGACCACCTCAGCGAGGAGCGGCGCCGGGAATACGCCATCGCCCACAACCGCATCGCCGAGCTCAGCGCCTGGGATTTCAGCGCCCTGCGGCTGGAGACTGAGGCCCTGGGTGAGCCGATTCTGAAGGAGTGGCGGCTGGATGAGCTGGAGCCTTTGAAGGCGGAGGGCTTCTTCCGGGCCGAGGACAAGGAGGCGGCTGCCGAAAGCACCGAGGAATACGACAGGTTCACCGAAAAGTTCAAGCCCAAAAAGACCACCGACGACTGCTATACCCCGCCAGAGGTCTATGACGCAGTGGCGGACTGGGTGGCCGGGGAGTACGGCCTTAATAAGGCCAACTTTGTCCGCCCTTTTTATCCCGGCGGGGATTACCGGAATTATCCCTATGCCGCCGGGCAGGTGGTAGTGGACAACCCGCCCTTTAGCATCCTGGCGGAGATCGAGTGCTGGTATCTCAAAAAAGGCATTCCATTTTTCCTCTTCGCCCCGGCGCTGACGCCATTTAACGCTGCCAGCACCGGCCCCGGCTGCTGCTGCCTTTGCGCCGGGGTTTCCATCGTGTATGACAACGGGGCGGTGGTGGCCACCAGCTTCGTGACCAGTCTGGAGCCGGAGGACACTATGGCCCGGACCGCGCCGGAGCTGACGGCTGCCGTGCAGGCTGTTGTGGACCGGCTCGCTGCCGAGGGGAAGACAGAGCTGCGGCGGAACGACTATCCTGACCAGGTGGTAACTGCCGCCCTCATGCAGAAGTGGAGCCGGTACGGCGTGGACTTCCGTGTCCGGCGAGGGGAAGGGCTGCTGATTGACGCCCTGGACGCGCAGAAAGAGGTGGGACGGTCCATTTTCGGACATGGGCTCCTCTTGTCGGAACGTGCAGCGGCGGAGCGTGCAGCGGCGGAGCGTGCAGCGGCGGAACGCGCAGCGGCGGAGCGTGCAGCGGCGACCTCCTGGCAGCTCAGTGAGCGGGAGCGAAAGCTCTCGGCGGAGCTGAACGGGAAGGCCCGGAAAAAGCGGGCCGCGAAGAGGAAGGAGGAAGCATGAAGAAGACGGGAGAAGTGCTGGGGACGATGCACGTGATCTGCCGGGACTGCGGGGAGCAGTTCACCATCGAGCCCAGGGAGCAGGAGTGGCTGCGCGACCGGGGGCTGGAGCCCTTCAGCCGCTGCCGGGAATGCCGGAGGCTCCGGCGGGAGAAACGGGCCCAGGCGGCCTCCTTTGCCCCGCCGGGGGAGAAGAAGCGGCCCTTTTGAGGTGTGACATATGGCAAAGGCGAAGACGGCCAAGGGCTGGGCCGGGGTCATCCGGGAGGCCTGCCGGGCGGCGGGAACCTATCAGCCCTATTTTGAGGAGCCCATCCAGGCCCTGGGGGAAATCCTCGCCAAGCGGGACGCGGCGGCCCGGCAGTACCGGGAGACCGGGGAGAAGCCGGTGGTGGTGTACACCAACAAGGGCGGGGCCGCGAACCCGGTGAAGAACCCCATGCTGGTGCTGTGGCTGGACCTCCAGAGCGCGGCCCTCAGCTACTACAAGGAGCTGGGGCTCACCCCCGGCGGACGCTCGAAGCTGGGGCTGCCGCCGGACGCCGTGCCCGGCGAGGGCGGGGCGGACCCGATGTTCGGAGATTAGGAGGATTTATGACGGGATTTGAGCTTCGTTCGGTCGGACACAGGGGACAGTCCCTCTGTCCCCGGAGAGACAGAAGGGACAGTCCCCGTGTCACCGGCCCATGAGAGCGAGTACGGGGCTGCACCATCCGGTGGCGGTGTATGCCAAGATGGTGACGGAAGGCCGGCTGCGGCGGATGTGCTGCAAGTGGGAGATCGCCGCCTGTCAGCGGCACCTGGACGACCTCAGGCGGCAGGGCACCGATGATTTCCCCTGGGTTTTTGACGAGACCCGGGCCGACCGGGTGCTGGACTTCATGCGAAAGTGCATCCAGATCCGGGGGCCGCTGGCGGGAAAGCCCATCGATCCGCTGCCCTGGCAGGTCTTCGATCAGGGCTGCCTCTACGGCTGGGTACACCGGGACACCGGGGTGCGGCGGTTTACCCAGGCCTACAACAAGCGGGCCCGGGGCAACGTGAAATCCACGGAGAACAGCGCCAAATGCCTCTACCACATGACCGCCGACGCCCTCTATCCGCCCTACAGGCCGGAAGAGGCCGTTTATGAGCAGGAGCCGGAAGTCTACTGCGCCGCCGTGGACAAGGATCAGGCGGGCCGGGTGTGGGGCGACGCCGCGAAAATCGCCGAGGCAAGCCCCGAGATCGCCCGGCGGCTCTGGATCCGGCGCACCTATGTGGAGCACCGGACCCGTGGCGGGCAGATGACCAAGCTCTCCAAGGAGACCGGGAACAAGGACGGGGGCGCGCCCAGCTACTTCTGCCTGGACGAATACCACGCCCACCGGGTGGCGGACATCCACGACCTGGGCCTTAACTCCCTGGGGAAGCGGGCCCAGCCGCTGCTGGATATCATCACCACCGCCGGGGACGACGCGGCG